TTCCCGGCGCACTATAGCCCTCTGTGACGCTCCCTTTGGTGACCGTGTGGTTTTTGGCCTGCACGAACACCTGATGTCGCATTTCGCCCGTCGGAGTCCACTTGAACGCCATCTATAATGCTCCATGTTGCGTCTGTATATGTCTCGCCTCGCGAAGCCATCCAATTGCCCACGCGGATCAGCCATAGTGCGAATCGGCGGATCATGCTAGCAGCGGCACCGTCCACCGCTTCGCCAACGACTTTAATCGCTCGTTCGCCCTTATGTTTCCTTCCACGTTGGCGCTGCGGTTGTTGAACCTATCGTCAACCATCATTCGCACGATGTCTCGCAACCCTTCCGGAACATCAGCAGCTAACGCAGCATGACCAGCATTGTAGTCAATAGTCACTGCTTTTTGTTGGCTGCGAGTCGTCGGCCACGAATTATCAAACGATGGAGAAACCCGAGCAGGCTCTGACGTGGTGTCCAAATCATAATTCGCACCGGCCAAGGTCTGCGTAACTCCATTTTCATCAACGTATTGGATGCTATTAATAGCGCTCACCGGAGCAATGGGCATAAGTATTGTCCCATTCCCCACTGGAAACCTATCCAGATACAGAAACAGATTCGCAGCGTTAACGAACTGGCGACGCGTCAACTTCTGTGCTTCGTCAGTTGCTGATTCGACATATTCGTCAATCAATGCGTCTTCCGCTGTCGATGACACGCGAACGGCAGATTTAGCCTCGGCAGTAGATAAAACGGCAGTCGCAGGCTGTATGCTTGTTGACCACCACCTGATCCCATTGCCAAGACTCAATTCGCTCATCGCGTCGTCGCCTGTTCATATGCTTTCTTACGTCTTGGGCGAGTATTCACAGCCTTGGCGCCAGGTTCAGCCTCTTTGGCGAATCCTTTTTCGATCAATCGCTCAGCTTCTTCATCGTCCAAGTTATATACTTCGCCCGGCGCCCGATAGGAATACAGTCCCGCCATTGCTTGAGTCATTTCGACTTTCATGATTTCTCCACAAAACAAAGAGGGAGGCGGGTTGCCCCGCCTGCCCCCGAAACAGAATCAGACCGCGGCTTGAACCATCAACTTCACGGGATCAGTGCCCGCATCAAGCATGCGACCGTCATGTCTTGAGATTGCGACGAAACCGACGCTATGTTCATCGGCATATCGCTCATCGAGCCTGCGAAACGTGATGTTCATCACGTCGCGGATGTAGTACTTCCGGAGCGCGCCGAACGCAATCGTTTTGTTGTTGACTGCAATGGATGCCATATCCTGATTGACGGTGACCGGATAACTCAACAGAGTGCTGGGCTGCCCCGCAGTCAAACCAGGATTCCACAGATATTGGTTCTGTGAATCTTTCAGCTTCCGGAGCGCCTTCAGCGTCGAATCGTTCATAAGGAAGCCTGCGCCAGGCTGGCTACGATATGCCGGATCGACACTATGGACCAAATCAAACAACTCATCAGCCGCAATCGCGGTACCCGATGCCGTTGTCACACCTGTTGACGCTGCGACCGTAATTCCTTGCGGCTTGGCCGTGTTGTCGCCAGTCGTGAAATGCGTATTGGTGATTCGTCCGATGCGTTCACCTAGCATCTGAGCCAGCGTGCCTTGAAGATCGAACCCGGTGTCCTGAAGCAACTCGATCGACACCTTAACGATATTGGACGAATACTTATATGCTTTGAACGTGATCGCTCCAACAGTCGGATCAGGCGTAACCGCATCTGCGGCGTTGTCATTCAGCAATTGTCCGGCGTTAGCCGTATCATTCACCGTCGGCCACGGTAGATCATTTCCTGTCGCCGTCCTGATGACGCTGGACGTTTGACGCATACCCCCGAAAGCCAAAAGCGAAAGCTCCAATTGACGCACAAATCCCTCAGGAATCCACTGCGCGCCCGATGTGCCGCCGCCCAATCCGATATCCATTGCTCGGGCCTCGGCAAGAGTTCTGGGGGCTCGATTTGGGATGGTGATACCAAGCGAACGCTGATGATATGGATTCAGGCCCATCCGCTCACAAGCTTCCAAATGAACCGGATTCGGGTCTACATCCCATTGGGCACGGAGCCACGCATTCAATGCCATGTTGCGGTCAGATTCGAGACTCGCGCGATCCTGGTGCGTTTCGTCGCGACCACCAGTTCCGGCAGGGAAGGTAACCCGAGGCGGCGCTGATCCGCTCGTCATTTCGCGAATCAATGCCGCACGGTCATCAATGTCGATACGACGCTGCTCGGTATCAATTTGTTCCGTCAGTTCGTCGAATTCGGCATTGATAGAATCCCACTTTTCGTGTTCTTCCGGGGTGAATTCTCTGGGCTTATCGCCTTCATGGATTGCGTCGCGGAGTTTCTTGATTTCGTCTGCGACCTCGCCCCTTTTCTGGCGAAGCTCGTTGATGTCCATTGCTCATGCTGCCTTTCTCGCCTTGCGCATGCAAAAACGACGCGCATTGGGCGAATTGAAGTTTCAATTCTCCAAACACACGCCGTCCTGGTAAGCCTGGAATAGCGATATGTCATTTCTCAGACGCCGATCCGCCGGGAAGCCGTGCGGCCTACTGCGTCCGATTAAGTTGTCTACTATTGCATCATTACAACATACATGAATCCGAGTCAAGAAATAATTTGTTGAATCTCGACATATCGAGCGGAGATATCCACCGCATCTACACCTTTCGGTTTCTTCCAATTCTTCCACCGCCGCAGCACTTCTGCTCGGTCATTTGCTGAATTCGATTCTACGTCCGTAGCAGTATAAGCAGGGAATGTCACAGGGCCCACATCCAGCAGGTCCACGTCCTTGATGATTCGTAGGTCGAAATCCTCTCCGTCGATAAACTCCTCGCCACGCACTAAAAAGGCAAAACTCGCCCCGGACACATCCCCTCGTTCGATGTGATTCGCCACATCTCCGGCAATCCCTGTGTCAGCCAACTCCATCGAGAACCGGAGGCCCTTTTTGTCCTTGCTCAAGCCGAGCGTTCCGGACGATGTGCGCGCCAGCACGTTATTCGGATCGTGGTTGAATAATCCTACCACGTCTTGACGCTCTTTTAACGCGCGATCGAAAGCGCCCGGGTCTATTCGCTCGCGCAGGCCATCAAAAAGCTCAAACTCTGTCCCCTCTGAGCCGTCAAAGAATACCGCGGCGTGTCCTTCAATAGACGTCTTGCCATCTTCACGGCGCACCACGCGAGCCTCGGTTAGTTGTTTGGAAACGAATCTTCGTTCGGGCATATCACACCTACTTTCCATCGTTCAGATAGCTGCGATAGCGCTCGGCTGACAACTTCGGCTAGTTTATCTGCTGGAGCGCTGGACGCATCTTGTACCGTTTCCGTCAAATCCTCAAGATATCTATCTACAATTTCAGCCGCGTCTCGGCCGAGCAGCAACATCGGCGAACGCATGATCTCTATGGAAGATCCACGAAGTTTATTAAGGCCATCTATGGCCCATGATTCAAATTTATCCGGCTTTTTCACGGCCCGCATAATTCGGTCTGCAACTCTGCCCTCCATTCGGCGAAACGCATCGACTGCAATATCAACTGCCACCCGGCTCTTTTCTTGGTCGTTTTTAGACGGTGAGGACGGAGCCGGTTGTCGCTGATTCAACGGAGCCAAATTCACAGGACCAAATGGCACATCGCCAATTTCTGGCGTATAGGGCGGATCATTCTGCATAGCCCTGATTTCATTCAACGTCTTAAGCCCGTTATTCGCCTGCTTCACCATCCCATCAATCTTGGACGTAAAGTTGATTTGAACCAGAGCGTCCCGGTTGAATTCAATGGCATGTGAATCCGACCGCTTTTGCTGGTCCGTCAACAGCTTATCCCTAAGCTCCATTTCCCAACATACAATCTGTCCATCGATGTCGTCGAGATAGCTCTTGTTTTCTTCTTCCAAGCTTTTAAAGCTAGTCCGGGTCGTATCGCCGAGTTTGTGCGCCGGAACCCCGATATAGTTGGCAATCTCCCGAATTTCAAACTCGCGAAGCTCGTTTAGCTGCGCATCTTTTGCAGTATGAGAAAGCTGGTTAACCTTCATGCCTTGATCGAGCACAACGGTCCGATGGGCATTATCCAATCCGGTATATAGCCGCTCCCACTGGTTCCGAATCTTGGCCGCCATCTCTGGATTCATTTCAACGGGGCATTCAATCACAACCCTGCCATTCGCCGCATTCTTGAAGAAAATCGCGTTATATTTTCGAGCTGCAACGCCAAGCCCAATCGATTCCGCGGCATGCTCGACCATCGACAACCCTTCAATGCCATTCTCGCTGATACCTTTGATGTGGATCATGTCTGAGGGGCGGACAAACGTCATAAATCCCTTTATGTTCACCATATAACGATCAAGCATTTGGGAACCACCTTCGCCAAGCTCCACTATTGGAGATACCCCCGTACTCGGCAGATTCCACAGGGCTTTCGCCGCCCCCCGGTTGTCGCGTTCGATCAAGATATATCCATTGCCCGACAACATAAACCACATGTGCGCAGTCTGTTTGAGCGTATATGCAGTTACATGTTGGTTGGCCTTATACCGCAAAAGGCTAAATGCTGGATGTGAAATGGCCTTATCTTTTCCGCCGGCTGGATTTTTCTTGTATACAAACGCCGGCATCCGGGCAACATCACGGCTAACGAGCGTAACACCCCGCCAAATGGCTGCATATTGCATCGCTGTGCGATTGTTGACGGTCACCCCAGTAGACGACAAACCACTGCCAAAAAGCTCCTGCCATGCCACAGGGTCACCCAAACTCACCTTAGGGTTCTCTAAAGATCGCTTGCCAACGATCGGAGATAGTAGATCAATCATACGATTACCTCCGAGTACCCATCATAATTGAATATACAATCAACAAAAAACCCAATAATCCCACGCCTATATACATATTCCAAATACTTATTGTACCAATAGTTAAACAAAGTCCAACCAAAAACAAGATATTAGCAACTTTGTAGCTCATTTGTAGCTCTCGTGTTAACTTGGCCAAAACCGGATCGTCAACATCAAAACAATCTTTGTTTGTTTCTTTGCCGCTCATATCATAATCAATCCGTCGCCCCTATATTCGGTGGGTTCTTCTTCGCCCGATCTCGTCATACTCATCGCCACAGCCATCGCGAGGGCAACCGCACAATCAATCTTATCGCGGCTCTTTTTCTTGGAAAGTATGATATTATCCTTGCCGTCAGTGTCGGGTATCGAATTCCCAAGACACCATTCGAGTACAGGATTCCCGTCATGCTCAATCTTGC